GGAGCACTGATGTTTATTCCCGATTTTACCGTGACAAATCCAGTGATTAAAGTTTTAGGAGTAAAGCTGTCCTTGCTTATAACGATCACAGGAATATCGGCAATATAAAATACCAATATAAATCTATCTACGTTGTCGGAATCAGATATTTTTTCTATTACGGGTCCGTATCTTAAACCGCCTACTGAACTTTCAGTAGGGCCAACTAAAATCCATCGTGTGCCAGTAAAAATGCGCAGTTGTTGGTTTGTGGTATCTACCCAAAGTTCGCCAACTTTACTAGTCTCAACCGCAGGTTGGCTAACACCTTTCTGTATGCCTGAGGCTGCTTTCCATGCTGTGTTATCCCATATTTTCAGAGTCTGTGTGCCGCCAGTGCTGTCATACCATAACTGTCCTTCTACTGGATTTACCGGTTGGTTAGTAGATGCAAAATTTTCCAGCAGTGATAAAAAGTTTTCCGCTATGATCTGTCCGTAGCCGGTGACGTTTCGACCAGGAAAGACTAGGCTGGTGTCTGTGCTAGAAGTATTATCAAATACTGTGATAGGACTTTTGTTTTGGTTATCTGTAAAATTAACTATATATGGCATGATTAGACCTCAGCAAAGCCAGTTAAACTCTGCACACGTATGGTGTAGTCTATCTGCAGTAATCTATTCAAACTTTTTTGTACTGGATGAAATATAACATGAGTCAGTAACTTTCCGTCTGATGTATTTGGGCCGAGACCTTTTAATCCCAATTCATCGAACACAAATTCACCATTCATATCCACGCTGTTGTCAAAGGCTTCTTGATCTAAAGGCTCGCCGTAATCTAATAAACAACTGATCAAAATATCACTGTAGGTTGCACCGCTGATATGTCTAATTTCCATCTTGTTTCTAATCGGATCTTGATTTTCAATGGCGTTTTGATCCACTACTTTTTGATAGGTTTGATTGTATAGGCTAGAATTTACTCCCACTGTATTCGGAGTAAGATATGTGATAAGCCCGGTGGGGTCCACTGTGGTCCCACCTGTACCAAAAATCATTTGGTACACTGTTCCGTAGCCTTGATTGCTTAAACTGTTGACCATGGCCACACTCATATTTTCATAATGAATAGCATTGCGTTTGTCCACAAAGACTTCTTGGGTGTTGGGATCATGGATTTTTATATGTCCTTCAAAATGAAACCCGCCTGTTTCGTTAGGGCGAGCTTGGGGACTAACTGTTTGTTGATCTTGATTGTTTGGCATTTTGATCTCTTTTTGTTCCATCATGTATTTATTCAGGTATAGCTGTGGTCTTTTCCACAATGAATCTAGCTATGGCTGTATCAGAATCTATCAAACTTACGCCATCTGTAGCCGTTGTTTCACCTCTAGCATGCCAAGTTTTACCTTGTCTTCGTAACACTGTGATTCGAGTACCTGCTGGTAGAACAGTGGTAAGTCGTATCTGTGCTGTTGCACCGTCTACGCTGAACTCGGCTTCTTGTGTCTGATCTGCTGCTGGACTAGCAGCACCATTGGCTTCTACATAAACGGCTTGAGGATCTTTTTTTAGTCTACGGCCTGCGGCAAACACTTCTATTTGATCGCAAGGACCATAGATTGCTGGTATAGAACTTCTGTACCATGTTCCGCTTCTAGTACCCTTTTGAGGCACAAAATCTAGCGGTCCAATTAACAATGTGCTACCGTCGCTGGTAAAGTCAGTTCTCTGCTGAACTTCGTTATACGGGATCACTTCACTGTATCCTACATCAACAACTGCTGTGTCCTGCGCATATGTATTTGCTATAGCCGTTCCTTGAGCACCTCTACGTAGTTGGCTCAATATGTTGCCTACCTTTGACATGTATTCAATGCGTTCACCTTGAATGAACACAACACCTGGTAAATTTCTATTGGCTATTGGCTGAGACAATTCAGTAGCATCAGTAACTTCTATTGTTGTATCGTAGTAGTTTAACACCTTGGTTAATTTACATTCATCTTTTGAAAATCTATTGTAATGAAACACATTCAACATGTCTTTGTGAATTTCATAAGCCGACGGTAATTTAAAGATTTCATTGGAAAAGTTTACAATTTTTATAGTATCTGCAGGGGTTGAAACCGCTGTGACGTATACCACCGCTCTAGGCAAACTCACATAATAGTCCTTATCTTGTCTTAAGCGAAGTCCGTTCTTATATACCCACACATAGCTTACTGAGATCGGAGATCTTGATAATTTATACTGTACTTGACCCCCACTGCTTTCATCTTGGATAATATCCATAGATGGATACTCGCCAAACCAGGTGACATTAACTGCAGGGTATGTCGAATCAGATACTGTAGAATCTCCAGGAAATCCAAAGTCAAATGCAGAGTCGATAGTAATAGTGTTATCTTGTATAGAATATTCTGCCCTGAGATCATTTTCAATCTTAATAGCATCGCCGATGAATAATTTAGATGCGTTAACAGTTAGCACTTTAGCAGGTCCATCTAGAGTGTAGTCTACAATAAATGTTCTAGGTATATTGTTTATAAAAACTTTTAGATTTGATGGCAGTATGCTGCCGCCGGGTTCGAGTGGGTCTAAACCTAGCGAGAATACATTATTGGTACCGTCATAGACAGCATATACTGTATCGGGCCCTTTCAACAATCGACCGGCGCCTTCGACTATCATTGAGCTTAGAGTCGACCCCCTAGTTAATTCACTAAAGCCGGTAATCTCAAAACTTCTTGTGCTTCCTTCAAAGTAGAAGGTCTGAGTATTAACTTGTACCAAAGACAATCCCGAACTATCAATATCAGCTGTTGCTTCCAAACATACTATTTTAACTATGTCTCCCACTTGTGGAGTGATTCCAAAATCTACCAAAGTTTTGCCCACAGCATCGACTACATCTGTGCTGTTACGGAATCCCACATCAACCTGGGTGCCATTAACACTAACAAATACACTGCTGGTATTGTCATAATTGGCATTGGTCAAAAATAATCCAGTAGCGCCATCTGCGGTATAACTTTGATAATCTAAAATACCAACACCACCGATTCCAATACTGAATATTTCTACAAATTCGTCTGCTAACGGAGCCGCCAAGAAGTTTACAGTATTTGTTTCAAGATCGATAGTGTAGTGTGTGTTAATAGTTCTTGGTGTATTAGACACATACACAAACACTGACTGCGTTTCTAATACTGTTTGTCCTATGGCAAATTCTGTATCTGTACCGTTAGCCGTTTTTACATTGGATTGTAGTGTTGCAGCACCAGAGATTGCATTGTTGTATACCTTGATTGAAACACTTTCTATCACCTGCCCCGGAACATTTTCTTCAGGTGCTGGCACTACTGTAGGATCTATGAATTTACCACCAGTGATAGTTATTTCTTCTGCTGTGGTACCATTAGCTGTGGCGTAGGCGCCGCTGATCGACGACAGCGATCCTCCACTGAGTTTGGTATCTAGAATATTGTCATCTGTTATAACAACAGATCCATCGCTTTCTATAGGACGGAATATAAGAATATCACCGTCTATGGTACTTAGATAACCACCAATGGTCACTACTGCATTCACGCCATCACCGACAAATGTTGGCATTTCTGCTGTTGGATTTGTGCCTGTGCTAGAATCCTGCACCGGTGAATAATTTTCATCATCAACACGTACAGTGATGTTAGTATTCTTTCGTTTGACATAGATATTGATTTGTTGGCCAGCAGCTGGTATATATGGTAGTGTTACTGTGCCAGTACTGCCATCGGCAACATGATAATAATCCGAACTAGACTCCACTGAATCCCAATTGTCTGTGAACCAAGGTAGAGCATCCCAACCACCAGTAACATCGAATGTGGTTCCTTGGATTCTAACTCCACCAAAGTCAATACCTGTCATCAACTGATTTAGTTCTTTTCCTATCATGCCTGCTTTGGGTGTGTAGGATTGGTTGATTCTATTCACAGCATCGAATAACAAAATGTTCTTGTCATAGGTCACTATTATTTCATCATCTTTAGACGGCGCTGTGTTAAACACCAGTTTTCCACGCAATAAAGAATAACTATCAGTGGCTTGATAATATAGATTGATTGAGTATTCGCTGGCTAACACCACTTGTGTTTTTTTAGTTACAAATGATTTTTGTGTTACTCTAATTTTAGCTTTGTCGTTAGTTGGTGAGTAATTCAGCAAGAACACAGCACTACTGCCTGTGGCTGTAAATGTCTGCGTCTGTGAAAATGTGTTGTAAATTCCGCTTGTAGAAATTCTATCAAATTTTACTGAGACATCAAATGTTCGAACTTGAGCATCACCTATAACCGATACTGCTTTAGCCTGGATAGAGGTAGGAGAGTTTCCGCCCACCAATGTAATCGTTGGTGCCGCGGTGTACCCTGAGCCTGCAGTTAGTACCTGTATGCTTGAAACTTTGCCGTTGGAAATAAATGCTTTAGCAGTGGCACCGGTACCTGTTCCGCTGATCAATACCTTGGGAGGAGTGATATAGTCTGAGCCCTGTTGATACACTTCTATAGCAGTTACCGTGTAGGCGTTGTTATCTGCCCACCATTTCCATGGATACTGCGATATTTCTGCAGATAACGCATTAACAGGATTGGCTCGGCCATCAAAGATTGAATATGACGGTGGCAAATCAAAATCAGCTATTGCCGATGAATATGTTTCTGGGGTATCATAACGACTTACATATTCTCTAACCGTGGTTCTAAATGGTTTAACTTCGTTGATGTATTCTTGATAACTCTGTAAATTGTCGTTTTTATAATTAACTTTCTGTTCGAATGCCCCAATGTTATGTGTGGCATTTAGGAAACTGGTTTTGAACACCCAATCTACATATTGCTGTTCGCTGAACACATGTCGTATTGAAGCAAAAAATAACTTGTTCCATTCCACTGCATAGTCACCAACAAACACTTGTTGTTTGATCGCTGTGAAAATATTTCTTAATTCTCTAGAATTTTCAATGTCATATGTTGTGGTGTCGAATGCTTGTGTGTTGTCAAATCCAACCCCAATTATACCTGTATTATATAATGATGAATTTATTTCGATGGTGCCAAGTTGTCTGCTGACTAATAGATACCTGTCTAGGAACAACTCAGCAGTGTCTGAGATTTTTTCGAATATGGCCCAACCACCGGCAGCATATTCTTTGACTTTTATGATGTCACCGATGGCAATTTGAGCATCAACTACGTCGTAGATACTGTTTAATTCTTTAATTATTCGAAGACTGCTGTTATATCCTGTGCGGACCCAATCTATTTTGCTCCAATATTTGGTCGTATCAAAGGATTGAGATTTGCTACGGAAATATACTTTTCGTAAATCATCCCAAGAATATATGCTCCAAAAATCGTTTAGGGTAGCATCATTGTTAACTAACACAGAAAAATATCTTACCTGAACAGTTATGCTACTATATTTTTTACCTCGATTAGTTACTACCACAATAATTACACGACCTTGGCCGTCTATATGACACACTGCGGTAGCGTTAATTCCGTCTCCGGATATAGCGATCGGCGGGCCAATATAAATTCCACTCTGTTCTTGATCAAATAATTCTTTGGGTTTGTATCCGTAGCCAGGATCCACAATATCTATGGTATCTAATTCGCCATTGATTAGATTGCCTCGTAGAACAGCACGACGAGTATTAGTGGTCCCCACTGTCTGAAGGTCAACATCGGTGTCTATTGCCACATCATAAAGATTTAATGCAGAACTAGGCACAGTATCCACACTGCTGAGATTGGTAAAATCTATGGTCTCTGCAAACGTTTCTTTTTGTAAAATATTGTTGATGTATTCTATAACAATTTTCAGTGCTAAAATTCTATCAACAAACATGGTTTGCCGGGGTCGATATTCAATTCCGTATTTTTGTTTGGCTGACAATGATATATCCGGAATTTTGTTGCCGGCGATATCCGAACCTACGAGACTGTCGATCCATTTGTTTTCTAGTTTAGCAGAAGGCAAACTATCAGCCACACCTTCTGTGAGCAATTGATATTCGTTGTGTACAGGAATCTGTGATTCTAAATTTTTTCTAATTTGTAGATTTATCAGTGCAGTGTCAGACTGCATAATTGATTTAAAATTATAACTTAAAAATTTGTCTGATTGCAAAAATGCCACAAATGCAATGCCAGTACCTGCGGGGTTAGAAATTAAATTTGCCACTTCGGCTGCTGATCGTTTGCGACCCACCATGTTAGCCGGAGTCACAGCCTTGCTTCTAACCCAGTAATAGTACAATGTTTCTGAAACTTGACCAGTAGTAGAACTAAAGAAAAATTTCACACTGTAAACATCATTGTTAGGATACAAAGGCTGTCCGCTGATGCCTTGAGTTAGACCTGCATTGGTGTCTGCCAAAGCTGCCCATTCATTAGGTAATAGCACTGTTTCTACCCATTCATAAACATCAATGCTGGCGCCTTGAACGGTTTGATTCCAATTTCCTATTCTATAGGCAGAATCTTTTTGTTCTGCATATTGAAACTTAGCGGTGCTGATATTCCACCATAATTTGCCTACATTTTTTTCCAACCAGTTAATAGTAGTATCTACTACCACTGATGTTGTACCCACAGTGTATACTGCAGGGTCATAGGGAGTTTTATATTTTATTTCCTGTTCGGCTATGTTTAAAATTTTTCCTCTAGCAGCATCAATGTAATCTACATCTTGTATTTTTACATTTTTGACATTGTCATAGAGTTCAATTTTCTTTATTTTTCTTAGATCAACCAATGGCTGTTGGTTGGTCAACGTGGTCCAACTTGCGCCGGTGGTGTTGGAAGTAAACAGTCGAGAAATTCCTTGATAGGTATTAGTCACTGAATTTCTATAGTAAGGAGACCCGACCAGCAACTTTGTGCCCACGCAATCTACACTGTGACCAAATGATTCATCTGTTTGTAAATCGCTGTCAAGTTTTTCTGTGAGGAAAAATATTTGATCCTTTTTATCAAACACATAGACTCCACCAGTAAATCCTTGTTCTACATAAAAGCGTGTTCTGCTATTGTCGAATGTAGTACCTTCTAGTAGATCAAAGTTGATAGGAAATGGCGTTTTGGTATTTCTAGCACCTACAGCTATTTTCGCACTATCAGGACTCACTGATACAGCAAAGCCAAAATATTCGTTGGCATATATTTCATAGCTCTGTAAACGTTGTTTCACACGATATTCAGTAACTGGTTGATCTAGTTCCAACACAAATACAGCACCTTGATCTTGATAGTTTACATCTGATCTAGGGCAAGAAACAGCTAAGGTTGTTCCGTTGGAATCCATGTCCATACTAAAACCAAATTGATCTCCTGTGCTAATAACTAACCCAGAATCAATATCGGTAAACGATGACAACGAGCCGGCGTTGATCATCTGGGTTAGTTCATAAGAATCATATTGAGTTTTCTTGTAAACAAAAATCTTACCGCTGGAAGTGGAGGTACTATCTCCAACTTGTTGCCAACTTGCACTGTCTGAGGGATCCTCGTTGTAGCTTCGATATGTACTATCTGGGCCTAAGAATAAATCACCTAACTGATAGTACTGATATGACTCGCTAGGTGATCCTCGATATCTAACTGTTTCGCCTTCAACATATTCTACATCGGCACGCCACAGTCCTCTATAATTAGCAAAGTAGGCACCGTCACTGTCGGGTGCTCCTATGACCAATATGCTGCCATCACTGCTCATAGTCATAGAAAAACCAAATTGATCTCCCTGCTTGACTAATTCTGCTTTTTGTGTGTCTGTTAACAGTCCTGTGGTAGTAAATTCTAAGGTAGAACCATCATCTTCTACAGAGATATTTGTGGGCAACGAACAGTGTGTAGAAATCTCACTGACTTTTAGCCAATTCTGAGAATCTAGAGTTATAGTGCTGCCGTCTGATGTTGAACCATCTAGACTCTGCCAGAGGTTGCCACGAACAGCTTCGCCCACAGGATCTTGAGCAGCTTGCCATACTATTTCACCTTGCTTGTATGAATCAAACAGATTGTAGATACCCTTGTACAAAGGGTTTTCCATGTGTGTCCATTCAGCTCCGGTGTACTTGATAAGATATACTCTGCCTGTGTTGTTGTAAGAGCCTATGGCAGATACTGCTAGATAATATTCGGTTCCGTTTACTCCAACCGTGATTTCTGATCCAAATTTTTCGTTGTCTGTGGGTCGAGGACTCACAAACGCTGTGGTGTTGATATATCTGCCGCTGATAAATTCATATACAGCAACCATACCTTGTTGATAATAGCCGGGATTACGTGCTGATGTTTCAGCAGGGATAACTGTGGTATGTTGTACCCAATCATCTGAATTTATAGCTACCTGTGTACTACCATCACCTAGACCAACAAAATTTCCATTGGCATTTAATGCTCTATAAAGTCTACCACCATACAGCACGATATCATTTTGTTCATAGGCCACTTCGGTTTGCCACTCGCCCATGTATCTGTTCACTACGCCGCTGGCGGTAGGCGCACCGATTACTAGATATTTGCCGTCTGGACTTACTGCCATTTTTTCGCCGAACGATCCTAGAGCAATGTCATAGAATCCAATAGGTGGTGCTATGATCTGTTTTAACGAAAGTCCTGTATCTGTTTCCACATACACATTTACAAATCCTGCGCCAGGCATGCTGCTGATCACGTGTTTGTTGACATTGTCGTAAATAACCTTAGCACCAGTGAGCAGTGGTGCTGAGGTACCAAAATCTACTATAGGTTTCGCAGTATATAATTTATTTTTCTGTACTACTTCCCATTGATCGCTGCCGTTGTTGTCTACAAATACCAATGATTTGTTTTTCAACAATGCTACTGGCTGTTGATCGACAGCTGCATAGTCGGCAAATCTTGCAGTAGTCAATAATTGAATATTAACTGTTGTGCTGGAATCTAGCTCGGGATCACTGATGTCTGCGTTGACCACAACTGTTATAGTGGTATTAGTTACTGCGCTGACTTTAAAAAATCCACTAAGGTTGACAATCTCACGGAACCCTACATAACTATCAACTACTATCGAATGCGGTCTATTCAGTGTCAGAGTAACAACCGTGTCGTCTATACGCAGTGCTTCGGTGACATATAGCAGTGGAGATTCGTTAACTCGAAGTATCTGCCATGAGTCTTGATCGAATGTTACCCAGATGTGATCATTTTCGTCAACTGTGGTTATATCCAATGTGGTTAATTGATCTATTGTGCCGATCACATGTTGATACTGCCCCGAACTAACGTAGCCAGCAGTTAATTCTGGTTCTAGATCTACTGTAGTAGGTAAAATATCCGTAGTGTAAGGAATTGCAGAAATTGTAAAATCACTGGCAGTAAACCTGTAATATTGATCCAATGCATTATGCGATTCGCTGCTGGTAACCAAATGCGGCTGTGGATTCAATTTAAATCTATTCTTTTCTAGTTGAATTTCAATTTCTGAAAATTGATCAACACCGCCAACCTGACCTAGTCTAAAGGCCCATTCTTCATTGAGTATAACACTGTCTGAACCCGATCTGCTGAGCTTGTTAAAAATTTTGTTTATGCTGTTGGCAGTGCCTTTCTCTCTAATAAATCCTTGGTACAATTGATATTGGCTCACAGAATCATCTGCAAGATTTTGTAGATAGTCTCGTTGTTGATAACCAATGGCGTGTCTAGCTAATTCTCGTTGACTTTGATCTAGTCCCTGAGAGGAAGTTTCAAAATAATCGCTGAATTCTTTTATCTTATAATCAAAATTTGACACTAGCTGTTTGACTGGTTTTGAATCTAGTTTTGTCCAGTTGGCATCATTGAATTCTTCTGTGCCTAGTTGATTTACAAGGCTAGTCCAATCATACGATTTGTAAGATACGATATCTCCTAGTCTATAATCGTTGAAAGGTTTCCAGATCTGTATATCCACATTATCAAATATAAATCCGGGACTGGTGTAGTCGCCGTCCCAGTCCACTGTACGGAAGGCCTGCATTTTAATACGGCCCTGACGATATCCAGTAGGCTTGTCATAGATAATATCATTGAATACTGTGCGATCATCAAATACAGTGACGTGTTCTTTTATTACATAATGCAGTCTTGCATAGTAGATACCGTCGGTAGTGTTTGTGGTTTCTATCTTGAGATTTTGAAAACTTCTGTTAACATTTATAAATCTCGGAGCCAACGGCGTTCCGTCTCCCTTGAGGATCTGGTAGTCATAGAATCCGTCTAATAAATTGTCTGGTGTTCCTATCGGCACTGAAATCTCTAATTTTTGTGCAGATGGGCTTAGGGCAATAATAGCTCCTGGTTCCCAATTGTGTTTGGTCCAGAACATGAACTCTTTGGCAGCACTGAGCCAATCTTGGCTGGTGGCATTTTGAGGGTCATAATTATCAAAGATGATGCCCTGTGTTTTCAAATAACTTTCATACCCCAATAACAGATCCACTACTTCCTGTATAGAGGTCAACAGTGTTCCATAGCTAATCTGTCTCACCGACAATGTGTTAAACACACGTCTACGTTGAGCTTCTATTGCGCCTACTTTCGGCACATCACCCAGTTTTTTCCATTGACTACGATCAAAATCTCCGCCGCTTCGATGTGTTTTTACTGCTCGATAAAAATTACTTTGATATCTTACTAGTGTGCCGTTGTTGTAGTTTTTGTCTTCTATCCAGTCTGTGAATGATTCACTAACACCACCTACGGAGATTACGGGATCTTTGCTGCTGGCCTGAGCTAAATGATAATTGAAGTAAGGATGAATGTCATCGTAGCCTGCTACTATCCATCCGCCTGCAGTCTTTTCCAGTCTCACACCACTGTAGCTTACTGTGGTTACCGGGCTGCTGACATTGAATATAATGTCGTAATTTTCTGCAGGGATAAAAATTCCAGATGTAGTAGCTGAGGGATTTTTAGAATCTAATAGATATTTCTGCTGTTGTTGATCAACGAACCCACTCATCCTAAAACTAAGAGCTACATCTAATTTTTCTATTTTAGTCTGTAGACCGTCCGAAGACAATCCTTGAGATTTTGTATAGCTGGTTAGATACTTTACCAATCCTAACGCTGTAGAATTTGTCACGTAAGGTGCAATGTCTGCAATGGTCACAAATAAATTTGTGGTGAAATTTACATATTGATCTAACTTGTTTTTTATGATTCTTGATCTATCAAAATTGTCAGGTATATATTCGAATGGTTTCATCAAGCACATAGCGGTGACTATTGCGAAAGGCCATTCAGAACTAGATCTCCAGGCGTACTCCGCCGGACTCACGTCCCCTAGTACAAAAGGACCACGATTGTTGATCAACGAAAAATCCTGTGCTAGATTAGAGTCTAACGGGCTTAACAGTTTGCCGTCTCCATCTACCGGTACATGTCGAATAAGCCCCGGACGTTTGTATCTATCGTGTCTTCCAGCTCGAACACCTTGTCGAATAACACCGGCTTCGAGGTCTTCCCAAAGAATTAAGTTATTGCTGGTATAAGGTGCAGCACCGTATTCTTCTTGCCACCAAGATGGTTGCTGGCTAAATCCCAACATCTCCCAAGGACAGCGATGCGGGCGATCGGTGTCATAGAAATGTTGATATACCCCGCGCCACCAGCCAGGGATGTTTTTGGTCTTGGTAGGGTCTGACATATTTGAATAGGTGTAAGTGAATGAATTCTCACTGTCAAAGTATTCATTCAAGGTATAGTTGATGTTGGTATTTTGAATCCACTTGAGAAAATCCTGCACTACAATACCATCTAACTGAGGCTTAGAATATTCGCCTACACCGTAGTATCCGGCCAATATTTGATCTATGTCAAAAACTGCAGGATCGTATTCCTGCTTGATATTATTATAGATGCGTAATTCAAGTTCCATCAACAGATCATCTCTAAAATCATTATAGGCTGATGTGATACTACCATCGTGTCCTTGTATCACATATCTAGGTTCTTGATAGGTGTCATCAAGAAATTTCATCGGAGTATATTTTTTGTACAATCCCATGGTTGTAGGGGTTGGAGGAATATGATTGGTTGCTGTGCTGAGATATTCTCTTATCTCAATAGCATCGCCTACCGATATTGACTTTAAGATTTTCACAAAACTAAATGTAGAATCAAATTCATAGTCTTGAGCGTTTATCAATTGCACACCGTTTTTATAAACATAAACAGCCTGAGTACTAGGTGTTTTTAAATCAAATGGTTGTGTTAGAGAAAACACTGTGATTCCCGGATCTTCAACTATTGTTGCTAATGCAGTATAAGCACCGGCTCCTATCATGTCTGAATCAGCAAATGCATTTTTTGATGTTTTTACTGCGGTAAGACTATTAATGATATCATCAACAAAATTAACTACGTCATCATTAAAGTCAATTTCAACTGCCCGTTGTAGGAAATTGTTTTTAAAATCTGTATATTCTTTTTTAGCATATTGAATAGATTTTATAATATTATGAGATTTGTCACACAAGGTCATCACAGCCAATGGTGTGTTACCACTATGTTTTAAAAATCTTTTGGCAAACAGTCTGTAATCTTCAAGATCTCTTAGATTACTAACTCCTGGCAATGTTCCTGTAAATTCTGTGTCCCATTCTACTGCGCTGGCAATATGATCAACAGCCTGACCAAGAGTAAACGAGGCAATAGGTGTGTTAAAAGGATTTTTTTCTAGGCCGACTGGTATTTCATAGAAACCTTGGTCAGGTTCAATATCTGTGATAAGTTTTATTACTACAACATCTTTCACTGCAAATGTTTTATTAAACACAAAGGTGCCACGATTTCTAGTCCATGTACCGGTATATTTTACGCCGTTAACATAGAAATTTATTTCGGGGTCAACAGTTAGGCTTTCCCATTGTACTGTGAAAAACACCAAAGTGTTCGTGGCTGTTTCTACTATTTGATTATCTATTATAGGTTGTAGATATTTAGAATCTAGTTGTTGCCATCCATTGGCATATCTATTAGATCCAAATCTATAAAAACCTGTAGATATTTTTTTCTGCACAGGAGATCGGTCAATGGTATAGCGAAATATTTCAGTGTCCCAATTCCAATTAAATTCTATGTCTCCGATATTATCTATGTTGAGATAACTGATCTTGAATCCTAGTTCTTTATCGATTCTAGCAGTACCTGGCTTATAGCTTAATATACTCGACCCAGTGAATTCTGTATCTGCATATGTGGTGTTGTCACCGAAACTGATTTCATTGGAATCATAGACATCAAACATAGGAGCTTGATTAACTGTAGTCTTGGGTTGGCTAGATACCCAATTAGTTCCGTTGTAATGGAACATTAGCCCTTTGTTTACTGCGCCGCGTCTTACAGTAACACATTGCCCTAGTATCGATTCAGTATCATCACTTTCATTAAGGTGTATTTGAACAACGCCGTTATGGGTGATAAATTCCACTGTGTAAATTTTATTATTGACTAGGTTGTCGGTGTCTGCTACTACTAGTATTCTTGCACCTTCGAATATAAATTCACCGTCTATGTTATATCCCTTGGCGCCTTCGATAATAGAAAACACATCAGTGGTTGCAGTGTCTATGTAATCCACAGTCTGTTTGGCTGTAGACCCGTGATTGAATAATTGTAGGCCTGCACGAAATTCTATAATTGGTCGTTTGGCTCTAGCAGCTTCGTTGGCTGGAAAATCCTGACCTCTTAATTGATATGCTTTTTCTAAGACAGATCTGTGGAACCAACGATTGTATCTACTCCAGGGATTGTTATCAACACTATCTCTAGCAATAGTAACATAGTCTTTAAATGCAGCATACTCCGTGGCATCGTCAAAAGGCTGCGTATCAAAGCCTTCGTTATCAAACAACACCTCAGGAACTTCTGTGCTAAGTACTGGCACCACAAGATCACTAAATCTAGTCAAGGTTATAGCTGCGCCTACTCCTTCTACTAACCATGTATCTGTTGCATAGATAGTAGGTAATATGTTACCTGAGAATTCAACAACCATACCGTTGCTGAATTCTATACCGTTGCCGCTGGTATATGTGGTTTTGCCGATGATCTCTATGTCTACATTAACAAATGTATTTTCCTCTATGTCTGCAATAATAAATCTGCCAAATGCATCCGGAGTTATTTTACTTTGATAATACAATGTGTCAGGAGCATCGTATGGTACCACAAATGTCAAGGTACCATTTTCAACGCCGTTGTTGGTGATTCCGTTGTCGTAGTCCAATGCAGAGCCTGCACCGGCGGGTTCTATATATTGCCAATCCTCACTGTCTATAGTAATTGAGCTAGTATCAAAACTAGTTATATCTCTAATAGCTCGCCATAGTTTTGAATCATAAACCACAAGACTACCCTGTGCATAGCTTCTGCTAGGTTGAAACAATAAACTACCCGTGTCAAAATTAGTGCGTATTGCAAAGCCTTCGGCAGGAGCATTGACTTTGAACTTGTAGGTCTGTCCTCGATAAAGAGTCAGCGTGGGATTATTAGTGTATGCATCAGGGGTGAATACAAATGAATTCTTAGTCGTACCTAATACCACCTTATAGGTGCTGTTGATGGCTGCACTCTGCCCTGTTATATTAATACTGCGTGGACCCAGTGGCTCCCAGTAATATTCTCGATAATTGATAAACTTGTCCCAGTCGATGGGGGGATCCCAAGTGTAGTGTGTTTGACTGGTTACTTTGTCGTCTCTTTCAATGGCGTTTCCAAAAAATTTCAATTGATTTTTAACATCAATATAGTCGTAGAAATTTTCTATTTTATCGTGATTTTTAAATATCACTCCAGACTCAAGTTGATAGCTGCTACGCAAGGTGCCATCTGTATCAACATATACATCTTTACCGTTATAGGTTTTGTCATATCTACGACCGATGTACCCCACAACTTTGTCTAGCACACCCGGCTGTATTAAGGGATCAACTACCGCAGATAAAAATTTATCATTGGCAGGAGTTTGGAAAATTACTGGTAGCAGTTCTACTGATCTGCGTATAGGTAGTTGACTGTTAGGAAATTTATCGGCCATATTAATAAGTTGTTGATACTATAGAGTTGGTACTAGCACCTATTTCGGATGCGGTAATAGCAGAGACGATTTCTATATCATCTACTGTGGCTGCGCTGATCAGTATTTCATCTGATCTACTTTGTATTTCAAAAAGACTACCAAATGATTGATTAGATTGTTTCGGTACTATCACAATGTTAGCAAGATCCGGAGACACTGTGTTTAAAATATATGTAGTTAGTTCGCCCATGTAAAATCGATCGCCGAAGTCCCAATTATTAATATCAAAGAAAGTATTGATAGCAGTGATTACTCTGACTTTAAGATCGTTGTCATTGATCGAACGATTTTGATTCTTAACAATCTTAAACACTGCCTGTAGTTTAGGATCTGCTTTAGATCCAAACAGCACTTTGTATTTCACAGGATGATATATAATATCATCGCTGATAGACTTGATTGACGACAATGCTGTGCCAAATGTTGTTCTCAATGCGTCGCTGGTAGGTGCCACTGGTTCGATATCAGTGCCACCTGCGAGATATATTCTGTAACTTTCATCATAGCTTCTAATTAGCAAGTATATGTCAATGATGTTGCTGGTAGAAGGATCGATCCGTCTATCCACGCTGGCGTTATGAGTATATTGAAATTTGAGATTTCTTCTGCCAACAACTGCTGTATATTCGTTGGCTATGTCCAAGGTGTTGGTAGTTCGATTTACTCGTTTGATAATATTTTCAGCAGAGTCATAGAAATATATCAACTGTTGATCAGGGTATGTCACAGTATCATTGAAAGTTATTCCAGCTTCTTTTTGTCTAACTAAGATTAAATCATTCGAGTTGTCTATGAGTGTTTTAATTGCTGTTCCGTAGACATCATTTGAAGCTAGAAAAAATAAGAAATTTAAATCTTGATCTAGGCCTACAATATTTTCAAATGATTCAGGATTGTCAACAACTCCGTCGTCGTCAGCATCTCTAAAACTTAATTTAATTTCGTTGGTGCTTTCGTAGCCGTCATCAAACTTTATTGTGTCACTGATTTCAAACGGAACATCCTGTTTAAGCTCTGTGATAAAATCCTTGCCGGTGTTGATTCCCAACACTGAGATCTGGTCTTTGACCACTGCCCCTACTTGATCATTATACTGTTTTTCATTGCTATCAAAATAAAATCTATTCTGTTGTACGCTACCAAAGATATATGACTGCTTTCTAATCCTTACTATGTAACTGTCGGGTTGTTTGATTAAGACTACCACCCACGAACTATCTATATTAGTATTGGTGGTATCTCCAGCTTTGCCTAAAGTAAAATCATTGGTTAGATTTAAATTGCTGGCAGTGATCAACTTCCATTGAGATTCGGTAATCTCGTATCTCAATCCAAAAGTTTGATTATCAAACACTTGATTAACAATTTCAGTCTCAAGTGCGACTGGCAGATCGCTGACAAATCTTGGCACTATGCGTTGAGCCACAGCGCCGGTGGGCACTAGATCGCTGAGTGTGATTGGCCCTAGCCCTTTGACATATGTTCCGTCTCCGGTGACCTTGACCATTTTTGTCCATATGTAATCTGTCTGTTCAGAATCGTTGGCGTTAGTCGCAACTAATTTTCCTTTTTTAAATTTAAATCCGGTAGGTGGAATAAATTTCACTGCTGCGTTAACTAATACATATTTCAAGTTGCTGGTAGAGTAGCTGCCAACTTTGAGTTGGGCGTTATCTACCACATTTTTAAAATATCCTGTGCTGGTAGCTGTGGTCACAGACTGCCATACTGTGTTGACATCTGTGAATAATATTTTATCAAACTTTGTAAAATAAAAATTATAAACTTCATCTTCTGTAAACACCGGTTCTACACTGCGTCTGATAAAATTGATAATATCTATTCTGCTAGTAAATTTAAATGACAGCACAGATTCATCTTCTTGTTTGTAAAGATATCCGTCATCTCCGAATACATTGATGCTGCTGTATTTTCCAGTGGCGTCTATAACATCAAAATTTCTGCTTATACCGCTAGATGTTCTATTCACTGCTTTAATTTTTACAATGTTTTGTGAACCCAACAATGGTGCAAGGTTATAATCTTCTGCGGTGATCATTCTATTTTGAGTATAGTACACCGCTGGGGCATTAGCACGAATGTTGTCTATATCTTCAGAAGCTGCAGAATTAGCCACAGTACTCTGCAAAGCCAGTCCGATGGTCAGAGTGTGTTCAACATTATTTTTGTTTCTATACAAAACAGAAATATTGATACCTCTTAATTCGTTGGGGTATATTGTATACGACAGTCCATTGCTAGTTCTGTAAAATACTCTAAAAGATCCCTGTGGTAAATTTCCGTAGACTCCGTCTGCGAACACGAGATCTATGTTATCATCTTCTTTGGTATTAATAGCATAGATGTTGCGTATGTCCTGCGTGAGACTATTGTAGGCAATGTTGTTACCTACCAAAGACGATACCTTAGTCCACTCCTCGAGTTGTGCGCCTTGTGAGTTCAAGGAAAACAACCACACATCATCATTATTGATGTTACCTGCATCAACAGCAATTTTTTCATTGGTAGTAGGTACATCCACTGTGAAGTCTGCTAACTCCAATGTGCCTTGTTTGAACTGAACGAAGAATCCTGTGTTAGCACTGCCTGGGCCAGACCCATCATTTCTATAGATGAATCCCAATTGATTACCAGGAACTGGCGGCTCTTCGTAGATATTTTCGCTGTTTTTAAAAGCTGTGCTAACTATCTCAAAGATCATGCCTCTGCTGGCCACAGTCTTAGAGAACGAAAACAACGGTACATCTGTGCTAACTGTACGGAATCTATACTGTTCTGTAGGAATTCCTTGAATAGTAGCAGAGCCTTGGCTGCGACCAAATTCTGTGTTATCTGCCATGGCAGAATTTAACACAGTCAGAAACTGTTCTAACCAGTTGGCGTTTGTGGGGTCGTTCCAAGTTATCAGTTGTTGCGCAAGATTTTTTCCGTTACTATCTGTGATAGTATCAGTAGTGGTTATTGTTGCAAACTTTAACAGTCCGCTGGCTGCAACCGTGCGTTTGGCATTATAACTAAGCATGCGAGCAATACGCAGCACACTTTCTTTGGTCTCTGCTAGTTCAATAAAATTTTCACGGCTGGCAAGGTCTATACGGAATGCCAGGCTTTGTCCCAAGAACGCCACAGCATCTATCAGTGCCATGTATTCTGAACTTTCTATATAATCATTAAAATCTTCTGGGTAGTTTTCACGTAGATAGGTGATGATAACTCTACGCAGATTTTCAAAGTCGTAGCTGCGGAAATCAGCGTTTTTAAACGTCTGATAGATCCTAGTCCAATCTTGATTTAGTATGAGATTGTTTTGTCTGCTGGTTGTGGTCATACCAATATTTACCCTTAAAAATAAACTGCTTAGTTAATTACACTATTGTTTTTGTCAAAGTTCAAAGTCATACGTTCATTGATATTAAAAGGAATATACACCAAATCTGCCTGAATTCGCATGCCTTGATCTGTGCTGTCTATGTTGATTTCGGTGACTGCAAATCTAGGATCATAGTTAATGATAGCTTCTACATCCTTAGCTATAATTTCTTTGACATCTGGGGTAAAAGGTTCAAACAGCATGTCCCAGATCACTGTGCCAAATTCTGGATTTTCTAATTTTTCACCTTTGCGGATATAAAAATGATTGATCAAATCCTGCTTGACAAGATTGATATCGTATAGTTTGAAGTTCTTATTGGCTTCGCTAGAACTAAATCCTTTGTATGTGAATTGCCCTTGATTCTGCGTCACTATAGCAGAACGTTGTGCTGCTGATTGTTGATTGTATAGTCTTGTGGCCATGATTAAATATCCCTATCTGTTTTATCTGGGGTGAGTAACTCTGGTGCTCGATGTTCATGCAGGACCCAAGGTTCGTGCATGGGTATACGTTTCATGAAGCTTTTCACAATGCCTGCTTGATAACGCTTGTCCCATCCTGCTGCTGTGCTAGTAGCTGGATTGTCTCTGAGATCGTATGGTCTCACAAAATCAGCTGCCGCGGCAGTTTCTGCATTGTTTGGACCATTGAAATTGATTTTAGTACCGTTGAGTTTGAGCTCAGACCCGCTGCCAAGATTTATGTCTGAAGTAGAGCTGATCTTGGTTTCTGCTCCAGACGCTATATCTAAATCATTGTTAGTGGATATTTTAGTCTTGGCTCCTACTAGTATGTCTAAATTGGCACCCACTGTGAGCTTGGAATCTGCATTGACTAAGAACTCCATGTCAGTGGCTATTTCTACATGCCACTTACCTGACTCAGTCCGCATGTTAATGTTTCTTCCTGCTTCTAAGTTTATATCTCGAGCAGCACGTATGTTGAGATCCTGTTGAGTATGCACACTGATACTGTCTTCAGCATAGATATCTATTTTTCCATTGCTGGTCAATTCTATCCATGCTGTGCCTCGAGCATTGGCTATATAGATCAAATCTTCCGAATTGTGCATCAATATCTGATGTCCAGTTCTAGTTCTTACTCTAAAGTATTCACTGGCTGGAATTGTAGCTGATCCTGTATCACCTTTTCGTTGATTGGCAGCATCTAATAGATCGATGTATTTTACTGGGCCTTCAGCCGCTGATGTCGCTCGATGATATCTATCATTGCCGTCGTCCATGACCAACTGTGTGCCACCTAGTCTACTCACAGGCACCGTGGCCACACTGTCTGACTTGCCTATCTGTTGTTTTTTTGCGCTGTTTCTACGATCAAGCGGTCCTGGAGTGCTGATACCAAACACCATGCTGGGGGCTTCCCGTCTTGGTGACGAGGTTGAAAAACCCCTAACATCGTCTTCTAGAAGGCCTTGTTCGAGAAATCTATCTGCTATAGGATGCACCACTCTGGGATATTTTTCTGGATCTATTTCTTTTTTATCACCGTTGATACGTTTGTTGACTTCGGCCACAGGCAAAGGCAGTGCAGTATTGCCGTACCTTTTTTTATCTTCGGCATCAAGACTGTTTACTGTGCTACCAGCTATGGCCGGTACCATGTGATTAATGTTTACTCCGGGGACGCAAGCAAACCAATAGCCTGCTGCTGGGTTGCCGTCAACAAACAATACTAATACGTTGACACCGACATCCGGTGGCACAAACCACATGCCGTATGATTTTTGTGTGTCACTAAATCCGTCGATGGTAGATTTAGTTCCGTCATTTTTGCCCATAAACTCAAATGGGGTGTAACCAAAAAATGGAGAAGCATATTTTACAATAAAAGTTTGACTGTCATCACCTGCGGTGTTGGCTTGATCTTTTAAAAGATTAACTTCTATCGATCCCATAAATGATGGATCAAGATGGCTGATCACCGTGGCGATATAAATGCCAGTGGTGAGTCCGCCACTTCTGTCTGAATCGCCAACTGACGGTCTTGATAATTCTGCCATTAATTTTGTCCTAGATCTCTGTAATATCTAAATCCTACCACTCTCCGTGATTGATTAGATGTTGTTACTGTTGTACCGTTGTTAGCGGCCGCACTGTTGTTCCCTGTGTTAACATTACTAGCAATGTTAGGACTACTTTTTTCGATAGGTGATGTACTAGGTGGTTGTGTTGGTCCTATTTCAACTGCCGGTGTAGTAGCTTTTTCTATCTTAGATGGTGGATCTCCAGTAACAGTTTTGTTGACTTCAGGACCTTGTGGGCCTGGCATTCTAAGGCATGTCAATTTTTGTTTCCAATTACCATCGCTGAATGTGTTTTCACACTTGTTTACCCTATATATACCACCAAACGGACTTTCCTTGCCAGCTATTGAAAAATCATATAGGCCAGTAAGTGTGTTGACATCTGCTGGTGTTCTGAATGTGATATAGATAAAAACATTGCCAGCTTCATAATTCATCGTGCCATCATCTAATATCTGTGATGTGGGTGCGGCGGCTGCCGAAAAATGATTACCTATCCCAGAGTCAACTAACCAATAAGGATCTCCGAGTATTTCCATATTCACAACCACCATGTCTGCACTGCTACCGGTGATGAAGGCCTGTTGAAAATTTTCAGCTACATTTTGCTCCACGCTTTTGTTTTCTGCACCACCCTTGTATCCTTTTAATAATTCAGGATCGCGTTTTTTTCTACTGCGGCCAGTCTGCGCTGACTGTACTTCAGGAGCTGATCCTTTGCCGGTTTTAGCTGATGGATTTAATTTCTCACTGGGTTTTTGATTTTGATTAGCAGTATTAGCACCCTTGTCTGCTGGCTTAGGTGCGATACCAGAATAAAATAAATTATTGATCTCGATGTTAAAACTGAGAATGTCAACATTCTGCCCTGTGTAGATGTATTGATATTCTTTCACTATGTCTTTGGTCAACTCGGTATAGCCCACTGGTGCTGATGTGGCGTTTGTGAATATGCTTTGATGTACAAGATAGGGCACTACTCGATAAGTAATTTTTTTAGCATAATCTCCTGTGCTGACATCTAATTTTAAAAGTTCTATTTGCACATCCAGTTTAAACCATTTGATAAACCCATTCACAAGATTATTAGGGTCAAGCGCATCCGTGGCATATTTAGAACTTAGAATTACTTGNTTTATAATCGCAGTCAAAGATTGACTCTGTCCGAACTGAAAAGCACGAGTTTTAGGATCTATGGTCATGCCATCTCTTTTCAGCACACCTGTCTTTTCGTCGTATTGATCACCGGCACGTTTAAACAAGGGTCTGCCTCCTGAGCTTTGATCGAGTCCCAAACTGGCAGATGCGATTGAATTCTTATCCAATCGTTGAGGATCAGTTTTTGGCACGGCCGATGACACTGCTTTATTGGTATCACCACTGTCTTTTCTAGGGTCAAGTGTGGCTTTTTTAATTGTTTCCGTGTTCCCTGCTGATGAAACCCAATCACTGCTTAGAATAGGGAATTGAATCACGTATTCATCTTTTTGTTCGATGAGTTTTTCAGCTAGTAATTTGTCCTCATTCTTGTTCAAATAAGACATGAGACTGCCTTCGCCGCTGGACAACAGATCAAACACTGTGCCTTGGCCGCTGGCAAAAAGTTTTACATCGCTGTAGGTGGTGTTGATGAGACTTGAAAGCCCTTGATGATTGTAGGGAATAGCTTCGACTTTGTAGACACTACCACTTTCACTTACTGTGAATTTAGTCGACGTCAACGAGCACACAAAAAACTTGGGTTTGATCGTAGATAGATTTTGTCCTAGTTCATTGAATCCTTGTATATCCATACGCAACACAAAAGGAGCATTGTCTAAGTAACTGAGATATCCTGCTTTGATCGCAGCCGACTGCATGCTCTGTAATAACAGGCCCATGGAATGAGGTTCGATGATGTCAAACGAAAATTTCACAGCGTTGCTGTTACCAGTTGATTCGTTGGCTCCTATCACATTAATCATTGTAAAATTATTAATGTAAAACTCAGGACTTCCGTAAAATGTTGTGGCTCTGTTTCCGTCAAATCTGCCTGCAGATGAAAAAACAATATTTTTCAAGTCACCTGGAGAATTTCGATATGATGGCGGATTGTTGTATTGTGCGGGACTAAGACATGCAAACGTCCACAACACAGTAGAGCTGGCAAATACTTCCATGGGGTTTCGCACCACAGACGGAAGATTTTTCCTGGCGGTGGCAGCTGTGGTATTTGTTTTTTCTTGTTGTGTAGAAGCTCCGCCTCTCAATGGATTTGATGGTCTAGTAGGATCTAGATCGGTTATTTTTTTTGCTACACCCTCAGGAATAGTAGAGTTTATAAACTCTGGAATAACTACACTGCCGTCTGGTTTAAAAAATAATTCTTTACCTGCAGGAATAAATCTCGCTACCATTTAGACTCCTAGGAACTTTTCTAGATTGCTTTTTTTAGGAAGATAGATAACGGTGCCTGGTTCAAAGTCATAGATGGGATCTTTTATCACACTCATGTTGCGTTGAACAAACACCCACCATAATTTTGCACTGCCATACACATCATAGGCCAACAGATCTGGTCTGTGCCTATATTGATTTTCTATCACGTATCTAAAGTCATCTGATTCAGACGGCACTGGTCTAATCTCTAGTAGATCTAGATAGAAATTGTTTTGATCGGTATCTGCCCAAGGACTGGTTTTTGCGTAGTTGGCCATTAGATGTATCCCACCTCTTTATCGCCGGACATTTTGCCTTTGGCGTAGTCTTGTAGGCTGAATTTTCTCAGTCCTTGTCTACTGTACACAGGTGCAACTACCACAGTGATAGTGCTTAGGATAGGTACCCAAGTGTATTTCTGATCGTTGAACGGATCGCACTGTATGTAATTAACATCGTCTTTGAAATCTACCGAGAACGATTTTACAATCACAGGTACTTTGTCAAACACATGACTGCCGTATCCTGTGAGATTGCAGATTATAGGCGGATTACCAGCTTTGTCGCCCTGGCCGAAAAACATCTTTGTAGCTGTCTTAAAAAATGTTGTGGCGGCAATCCAGTACGCAGCATCTGCTTTGGTTTCGCAACTGAACTCTCCACTGATTGAAATGTCATCCACCACGCTGTTTTTGTAACTGTACTGCGAGTAGTTGGCATGAGTGATAGGTATAGTACTGTATTCTGCTTTGGTGCTGACTGTGATGTTAGGCATGTATGGCCAAACCACACCCCCGGTCTGTTGTAGAACTGCAAACAACGGACTGTTAAAGATATCCCATTGGCAGGTTATACGCACACGCCAGTCATCTTTGGCTCCGGCGCTCAACTGTATGGCCTGCCCTTGTGGCATGAAAACCTGCGCTCCCTTTGGAATGTTGATACCGCGTTTGAGACTAAGTATATTGTTGAGCATGCCTGCTGCACCACTGATACTACTGGCTGCTTTCAGCAACCCGCCTGCGAGGTTACCGCCAGTGAGTTTGTTAATTACCCCTGAGATATCTGCTCCTAGATTACTAGTTGAACCTGCCACTGATTTTAATTTGTCCACAACCCCACTAACCGCACTGTTCACCGTGATGTTACCGCCCATGGCGCTGTTACCAAAGTTTTTTGCATCGCCGGCCAGTTGGCTCAGGCCTGATTTTGCACCGGCTACCAAGTCAGACACTTTTTCATCCAGTTTTGTTTTTTCTATAAGAGATGAAGCATCTTGCAGTGCTGCTTGTCCTTCATTGGTAGCTTGGCTAACTTTTTCTGAAATGCCCGCTACCAACTGTGAAAAAGGTGACAGCGGGTTACTGCCTGGACCCGAAGACGGTGAATTGTCTCCTAGAAGACCAAATTCTCTTGCTAATCTTAGTCCTTCAGCCTGTTGCTCTGGTGTGCTAGCAACATTGTTAACTGGGCGGCCAAATCGATCCGTTGATGCGATTTCGTCATCGGTGCGAAAGGTATAATTTTTCTTTTGACTTTGTTCGACACGCTGTTTAGGAGATTGGGGGTATGTCTGAAGAGCCATTTTGAGCAGATTTCCTTATCATATAGACTATTTATTATGATAAAAATGTGCTATTATATAACATATAACGGAGAATTCTAACTAATGATTGTGCCTAAAATTAAGTATCTAACCAACAAAGATCTATTAAGAGAAATACACCTAAGCAAAAATACCTACTGTAG